TTCAAAACTAAGCTTTTGGAGACAGATTAGCCAAGACGAGAGGGTTATCGTAGATGTGCCTTTTTATTATGCAGTTTCTGGAGATGAGAATTTCCTAAGAGATGCTTTTTTATTCAACACTTTAAATGGTGTTAATTGTGACCCTGATCCTACGGCTGCTGATGGTAATTACGATAAGGTTCCAAGAGGTATTGTTAATTTAACAAGTATTGCAGTTGACCCTTCTAAATTGGTTAACAAAAGAAACCTAGGTCAATATAATATGCTAACTCAAACTGGAGAATTCAAAAGCTTTGTGGCTGAATTTGAGATGATTCCAGTTGTAATTGGTGTTGATATTGAAATTGTATTATCAAGCCAATTAGACATGTTTAAGGTTACTGAAGCTATTATTAAGAAAATGTATAAGGCTAATTTCTACCATGTAGATGCTGGGCATTTAGATGAAGGTACTTATAGAATTAGTTCTGAATATATGATGCCAGATGACTTTGGACAAGAACGCCCAATTGAATATGGATTTGATGATAAGTCAAATCATAAGGTTACCTTTAGTTTAGAGATTAACTCATTCATACCAAGCTTTGATTTTGAAGAGGACCTCTATACCAAGTTTACCAGAAAGGATTATTCCAATGGAGCTATATTTGGCAACTATGGAGATCCAAATGGTTATATTACATGTTCAGTTGCTGGTACATTATATTATGATGAATCTGGTAGTGTTTGGGAATGTAACGGTGAAGGTCTTTGGATTAAAACACAAGAAGGTTACACTCCTACGGATCTAGATTTAGTTGAACCATTTGAACAGAATACTACTCTTATTAAGACAACTAGAAGAAGGCCAGCAGATAATAGAATGTTTACTATTGGTAATTCATTGGATGAGGAACCAACTAATACTGAACAAGAAAAACCGTTATTAGGTGATAATTACAAGGTGATTGGTAGAGACCTTCCATTTAAGGAATAATAATAAAGATATATATAAAAATAAAAATCTTAACAAAGATGACAAAATTAAATAAAAGTACAATCTCTCCGGTAATGGAACATGGCCATGGTTATGTCTTCCATGCATCTGGCCAAAATTTTAAAATGACTGGAAATGTTGTTGAAATGTTTAACGCACCAAGTGCTGAATTTAACAGCCTAGTTACAGCTACTAAACTTTTTACAATAAATGAGTCTGGTATTGAATTCTACTACGACTGGAATGCAAAAAGTAAAGTTTCTAAGTTAGATGAGAAGTCTCTTTCTAATTTTAATAAAATGTTAGAACTAAACGAAAAGCTTAGCTTTTTAAAAGAGTCTAGAAAAGAGTTAAAATTAAATAAAGGAGAATCTGCAATTGAATCTATTGATACTGAAATCTCTTTAGTAGAATCAAATTTAACTGAAATCAAAAGAGGACCTATTGGAATCTATTTTAGATATGATGTTAACGAGAACAAGTTCTATATGAACTCTTCTGAGATTCTAGCTGAATCTTTAACGGAACATGCATTTGCAGGCGGACATATTAAATACGAAGATAAATCTATTTTAAATCTATTTGAATTTGCTGCTAATAACTTTAATAGCTATAAGATTTTAGAATTTGTAACTGAATCAATTGATGGTGATGTTAAAGTACTTGCGATTAGAGCTGATAAAAATATTTATACTTGCAGAATTAATGAAGCTACTAAATTAGTTAAGTTTCAAAGAATGTTAGCAGATGCTGCAGTTGAATTCGTTGTAGAAAATACAGGAGCTGATATTACGTTTATGGTTGAGGATATCCTTGAATCATTTAAAGAGAGAAAGGCTGCTAAAGATGCAAAGATTCAAACTATGCATGAAATGATTGCATTCTTAAAAGATCAAAAGGCTAGACTTGATGAAGCAGATAGAAACATTCCTGAAATCAAAGAAGCAGATCAACTATTAAATTCTGAGATTGCTAGAATCCAAGAAGAGATTGCAACCTTAGAATCAGAATCAATCCTAAATAGAGGAGATGGTTATATTACAGCTACTGTTAAAAGAGAATATGAAAACATACAGCCAGGCACTGAGATAAAGGTAGATGCTGTAGAGTTTACATCAGCTGGAAAGGAAGATCTATTAACAGTATTTGTTAATGATGAACCTTTAAGAATTGAGAAAAACAGAATTGAATTGCCTAGCGGTGAGGCTATCTAAACTAAACTGTTCAAAATAGAAGAAAAACCCACTTGGAAACAAGTGGGTTTTTTTGCATATAATAATAAATAAAAATCTACGTAACGTGGCTAAAAAGAAAAATTACTTAAATAATAAAGATCTTTATAATGAACTTGTAAAATCTAAAGAACAGGATAAGTTAACACCAACTGCAGAGAAAATGTTTATTCTTTTAGCAGAGCGTACAATAAATAAATTAACTTATGTAAGTGAGGATGACAGAAATGACTGCCTTCAATTTGCACTATTAGATTTACTTAAGTACTGGAGAAACTTTAATCCAAAGTACCCTAATGCCTTTGCATACTTTACAGAGATTGCAAAGAGAGGTTATGCTAAGGGTTGGAATAAAATCCACCCAGTAAAATATAAAAACACAATGTCAATGGATCGAGTTAATACCGGTGGGTATGATAACGAAGGTGGCATGTTTAATATCTAAATGTCAATAAAGAATTTAAAACCTAATGGCAACTCTGGATTTATACAAGGTTATTTTACACCAAAGAATCCAGATCGATATATAGGACCAACGCCAATCATATATAGAAGCTCATGGGAGCGCAAGTTCATGATTATGTGTGATACTAAAGATAATGTAGTAAAATGGTCCAGCGAGCCAGTAGAGATTAAATACATCTACTCATATGACAAAAGAGAGCATAAGTACTATCCAGACTTCTATATGAAAACTAAAACCGAAGAGGGCTTTGAGGAGTTCTTAGTAGAAATTAAGCCTTCGGCACAAATTAAAAAGCCTAAGCCACCTACTAAAAAATCTAAAAAAGCATTAGCATCCTATAAATTCTTAGCAGAGCAGTTCATAAAAAATCGTGATAAATATGCATATGCTAAACAATGGGCAGAGAATCGAGGCTGGAGATTTATAGTCTTGACTGAAAAGACATTAAAATAAATGGGTAAAATTAAAGACGACATAAAGACTCTTAGTAAAGATGCAGGCAGCAAATCTAGAGCTGCTACTGCTGCTAGGCAGTGGTATGATAAGGGTGCAAAGTCAGTTAGAGAATCTGCAGTTGCTAAAAGTCGCGAGCAGTTTAAGACCGGTATGATTTACGTCTTTAGGTATGAAAAGCCAAAACATATAGAAACTCTTCCATGGTGGGATAAGAATCCAGTAGTACTAGCACTGGACCCAACTGAAAATGGTAATGACCTAGGAATTAATTTAAACCTATTACCACCAGATATTAAAGAAGATCTATTAGACATGGTCTATGAAAGAATGAGAGCGATGATTAAAGCTCAGACTAAAGGTCCTGCTGCAGATAATGCAATTATACAAAGGGGCGTTAGATTAGAATATAAGGGAGCTAAAAAGTTTTTAAAGCAATACGGATTTGATTTTGCAATAAGACAATATATCCCACAACTTAAATCAAACCAAAAGGTGGTTTCATATGAAAATTGGGCTAGAATAGCACTTTGTGACTTCTTAGAGCTAGAAGGTATTACAATAAGTGAACTTAAAGCACAATTTAGAAACCATTTAAAGAATAAAGATATATAATTAGAACACAATAATAAGATATTATGGCAGGATTCACAGAAAATAGAAACGGACCACTGAGTACCAATAGTAGACCCTTCAGCATTTCAAATGCTCTGAAGACACTTTCTTCGTTTGGTATGCGTTATGATGACCTAGTCCTAAGACAGTCTCAGGCAATTGGGCCAATGGAGGCTGAGATAGGTTATGGTCAAATGAACCCGCTTGGTTTAGATAATGATGATATCTATGGTGCGTTTGCTGCAATGTCAATGACCGATATTAACCTTAAGAAGAACATTCCGTTCTTTGACCAGGCATATAGCGCGAAAAGAGACGACCTTAGAAACTTTGCACAGAACGATGAGATTGAAGATATTTTAGATATACTTTGTGATGAGACAATTGTATATGATGAGAAAAACTTCTTCTGTCAGCCAGAAATTTTAGGACTTGATATTTCAGAACAGGTTGAAAAGGACCTTAACAAATACTTTAGACAAATCTATCACTATTTTGGATTTAACACAGACCAATCAGCTTGGTACTACTATAGAAAATTCTTGGTAGATGGTTATTTGGCATTTGAGATTATTTACTCGCCAGATATGAAAGAGATTATTGGATTTAAGGAATTAGATCCAACAACAATTATTCCAGGTTATAACCACGATGATGGTAAAAAAGTTTGGGTACAATATAAAGACGATCCAGTTAAAGAGAGAAAGCTATATGACTCACAGATCATTTATATCTCTTATTCGTCTATTACAACTGCAAGTAGAGTTTCTTATGTTGAAAGACTAGTTAGGTCATTTAACCTATTAAGAATCATGGAACATACTAGAGTTATCTGGGCTGTGACTAACTCTTCATTTAGAATGAAGTTTATTATTCCAGTTGGTGGTAAATCTAAAACAAGAGCAAGACAATCGCTTTCTCAACTTATGAATTCATATAAAGAAGTTGTTGATTTTGATTGGGATTCTGCATCTTTAACAACTGATGGAAAACCAATGCTACAATTTAGTAAAGAGTACTGGTTACCAAGTAAAGAGGGTGAATCTCCAGAGATTGAAACTCTTGGTGGTGAAGGACCAGAATTAAATGATACTGAAGCACTTAAATACTTCTCGGATAAATTGAAACACGTTTCTAAAATTCCTTACTCAAGATTTATGTATGAAGATGGTGGTGGTGATTTCAATCTTGCTGCTGATGGTATGATTAGAGATGAGATTAAGTTTGGTAAATTTATTAAGCGTTTAAGATCTACATTCCAAGAAATCCTAGTGAAGCCTCTATTTATTCAAATGTGTCTTAAATACCCAGAATTTACTGAAGATGCACAGTTTAGAACTCAAGTAGCTCTTAGATTTAATGAAGAGAATGTCTTTGCTGAATTAAAGACCATGGAAATCATGGAGAAGAGATTAGAATTCATTGGTAATATGAGAGACTCTCTAATGACAACAAACCAAGAGACTATGGAGGAAGAATACTACTTCGATCAGGAATACTTAGTTAAAAAGTACTTAAAACTTTCTGATGATGAGATTAGAGCTAATGAGGCTGCTAAAGCTAAACAGAAAAAAATAGATGCTGAAGCTCCAGAACCGGAAGATGATGGAATGGGATTCTAAAAGACTAGCTAAATAAAAAGAAATATATAAAACATGAAGATTATTAAAACATTTGAAGAGTTTGTCTCTTTAAGCCTTAAAGAAGGAGCACTAAAGGCAGGTGAAGAATCAGATCTATACTTTGATGATATGACGCTAGATTCTGGTGAGACTATTAAGTCTGCTGAAATCTTAGGAGCCGTTACTGCAACGCCAACAGAGAAAGAATTTAAGCAATACTTTTATGATAACTACGGTGAAGGAGCGTTTGCAGAAGGTGAGATTGACCAACTTGTAAAGTTATATAATGACTATCAAGCTGAGCAAGCCGAAGCAGAAAAAGAAGAAGAAAAAGATGCTGAAGGCGGGGGAGAAGAAGACGATCCGCTAGCAGGTTTATAATCCATTGAATTTTACAAAATAAATAATGATATATATTAAAAATATAATAAACACCAAATATGGAAAATAAACACAACTTGTTGATTGTTGAGAAGTCTACTTCTGCATTAACTGCTGTAGCTTCTGAAAACAAAGACTATGTTTTAGAGGGTGTTTTTGGTCAAATCGATCAAAAAAACAGAAACAATAGAATCTATACTGAGTCAGAATATGTACCTCAGATTGAGGCTCTTCAGGCTAAAATTAAGTCATCTAAACTTTTAGGGGAACTAGACCACCCAACACAATTTGATACTTCTCTTAAAAATGTATCACACGTTATAGAAGAATTATTCTATGATAAAGACACTAAAGAGGTAAGAGGTAAAATCAGATTATTAGATACTGATGCTGGAAGACAGGCTAAAGCTCTTGTAGATGCTGGAGTACCTTTACAGATTTCAAGTAGAGCAGCTGGAGCTGTTGAATCTAACGGTCAAGTTAAAATTAAGCAACTATTTACTTATGACCTAGTTGCAGATCCGGGCTTTGAAAACGCAGAGCTTACTAGAGTTAATGAATCTTATGGTTTCACAAATGATGAAAGTCTTTTTATCTATGAAATGAATAAGAGTAACTCAAACAACGTTGAAAAAATCGAAAACACAAATATACAAATAAAAGAAAATAAAAACATGGCAGAATTTGTAAAGGCTGAAGACTTCAACAAGTACTCTGAGTATTTAGCGAACGAAATCAAGTCACTTAAAGAATCAATTAACTCAAAAGAAAGTAACGAAGGAGTTGATTTAAA